CTTCATCGAAAAGCTCCATGGGTACATGGACAGGGTGGAATCACGAATGTCTGGGTAGAGTCGGTCGCACACGCTTGACTCGTCAGTGCCATCGTTAAAAGACGAAATTGCCTTAGCTCCAATCAGAAGCAAGGCATCAGAACAGATCGATACACCAGTGTCACCAGCAGCCATTTGAACCTCTCAATGTGAGAAGGGCCAGCCTCCGAGAACCCCCAGAAGCTGGCCCGGTTGCAGCGAATCCGACTTAGTCGGTATCGGTTGCGGTAACGGTCACGCCGTCTGTGATGTCCACAACCGAGCCGGTGTTGGAATTCACATAAGCTGTTGACATCACCGGAGTGCCACCCGTTGCCGAGTAGCAGAAGATCAAGTCGCCAACCTTGAGGATGGATGCGACCGAATTGAAATACCCAGAAGCACGGATCACAGACTGTGCGTCTGTGGATGCATAGGTATAAATTGCGGGAGCATTGCCAGCCTTAGATTGACCGCCAACGGCATTGAAGCCAGTAGATGAAAAAGCCATGTCAGTCTCCTAGATTAAGTTTCACGGCAGGTGATCTTGACGATACCTTCATCGTCAATAGCAACAGCGCCAGCACTGAAGACTTCGTTCACCAACCAAGAGGTCTTCTCGGCGATGTAGTTGATCTCAGTACGCATGGCGATACCTTCACCGTAGCCAACTGCATCTTTGTGGAATGCATAGCATGTGCGGTCAAGAGAACCGTCGATGGGCAAGCCACCTTCGGAACGGTCACCCAACACATGGAATGTGAATCCCAAGTAGGTGTTGATTTCGCCTTGCACCAGCGCTTTAACGCTGTTGAAGTCGGAGCTGGTCACGCTGGTTTCGGACAACAAGTTGGACAAACCGTTGGCGTGGATGATGATGTGACGGCCATCAGGCGGCACATTGCCTTTGTCCAACAGACGTTTTGCTTCGCGCAGCTTGGCAATGTTCATGTTGGTTGTTGATCCACCAATGCTGTTGGCAACGGTCAAGCTGGTGCTGGAGCCAGACAAGGCATCCAGAATCATTTGGTCTTGACGGCGACCCATAGCGCCAGCAACAACTTGCACCAATTCTTGGCGCTCGTCGAAGTTGACTTTGGCTTGGGAGAAGATGTCGCTGTACTCTGCAGCGTTGTAGTCAGCCAATGTCAAAGTGACAGTGCTGAAGCCAACGTTCAAAGGTGTGACATCAGTTTGGGGAACGCGAACTGTGGCAACGCCACGGCCCACTTTGGGGAACTTAACAGTTGAACCCTCGACTCCACGACGCTGGCGAACCGCCGGAACAAGCATTGCTTTGCCTTGGTAGGCTTGCTTGACTTCCGCGTCGAAGAGAGTAACGAAGGCATTGCTTAAAGAAATGCTCATTTGGATACCTCATTCGGTTGTTGAAAAAACAGGGTTCTCGCGACGGTGAGCCTAAAAATTTAGGGCCGAATGCTTGCTGGTATCGCCAGCCAATCGTCAGCATCCGCTGCGGTAAGGGTCGGTTGCCCGGTGGGCCTTGGCGCGATTGTATGACTTTTTTAGAAAAAGCAATAGGGATGATTGAGTGTTGTACAAAAAAGACCCAGCCGGAGCTGGGTCAAAGGGCAACTGCCTGCCTTGAAGAGATTATTTAAAACTTGCGTGAAACATCTTCTCGACCTTCTGCCGGTAACCAGTGTCGGTCTTGTAGCGCGGATCTTGCACCATTTGGTAAAGCTCATCTTTGCTTGGGGCTCCTTCCAGCGGTGCGCTTTGGGTGGGCACTCGGCCTTCGTAGGCTTCGCGCACCTTCATCAGCGCGGTGATGCCGCGAGCTGTGCCGCCCATGATCTTGAACTCTTCAAAGTCATCCTTGGACCAGACACCCTTGTTGACCAGACCGCGAGCCCAGTCAACCATGCCGTTGACAATTGCACCAGCGTTTGGACCAAGCTGCTTCATCTCGGCTGCCGGGTCAACCATGTCGCCTTGCATGATCTCCTTGGCTTGGGTCTGTAGATTGCCAACCAAATCATCAAACGCAGCCTGAGACAGGCCATTGTCCTTGGCCCAACTCGACAGGGTGGTGGCAATGGGGTTTGTGTCTCCCTCTTCGCCAAAGGCTTTGAGGTCATATTTGCCGTCTGCTGGCGCTTTGTGCTTGCCTTGGCTGATTTGCTTGCGCAGATCTGACCAGCTCTTGGCGATGCCTTCTAGGTCGGGCTCGTTGGAGTCTTTTTTCCAGAAGTTCTCAGGCCAAAAGTCTGGCCTCTCAAGCGGGTCTTCAGCCGCTGGTGCGTCTGGTGCTGCCGCTTTGTGGTCGATCTCGACCGCTTGGGGATTGCTTGGTTTGGTTTCGTCACTTACTTGCACGTTGTCAAGTAGGCCGGTTGACCCGGGCTCGACGGTTGCTGTGTCGGTCATTTGATTCCTTTTACCAATAGGTACTGTTGAAAGTTGTACAAATAGGCAAAAAAAATTAGATCTTCTTTGCCTGATTGATGCGTACCTCGATGTCCCGCACCACCGTCCTTTGCCCTTCGGCAAAGAAGGCGTATGAGGGGTCTGTGCCCGGTACGGCGATGGGCACATTCACATACATGTCGCGCAGCCACTGAAGCAGCTTCTGGCCATCCTCGGAGCCAAACACCCGCAGGGTCAGCCGGGCCAAGTCTTCGCGTTTCTGGTCAACCTCGCGGATGTCGCTTGTCTCGCCAATGGCGTTTATTTCATCCCAGCTCATTTTTCGGGGGCTTCCATCATTTCGTCTTCATCAGCAAATGGCGACATTCCAGACTTGATGCGCATCTTGGCGTGTTCGTAAGCCTTGTCCATAATGGATGGCGGCATATTTGTGAAGAATGATTTGCTCTCCACATCTGTTTTCAATAAGTAATTCAGCTCTTTTTTGGTCAGGGTTGGGACAATCAAGGGTATTTCCAGTTCCTTGCCGTCCATGCCAACGCCAACAGATATCTCTGTTGACACATCTCCATTGGGTCTTTTCATCTCGCCAAAGTAGCCCTTGCCTTTTTTCTCGCCGCTTGGTCGGTTTCCATAATCCATCACATTGCTCCTTGTGGCGCTGGCAGGGCAGGCATACCAGCACCGGCTTGGGCCTGCATGGCCATGGCCTGTGCAATGGCTTGCTGCTGCTGCTGGTTCTTCATCTCTTCCATGAGCACGGCACGCTCGGCTGCGGTGTTGCGCACAGCGGCAGGCACGCCCAGCTTGTCGGCCAGATAGTCCACAAGCATGTCGGTCTTGATGGCCAGTTGGCCGTCAGTGCCCAAGGTCTGGCTGATCTGCATGTACTGCATGATGGCGTTGACCTCTTCCATGTTCTGAGCCATGGCCAGTGGAGCCACTGGGGTGACTTTGACTTCCAAGCCGTTAACCCGCAGCGGCATGTCAATCAGGCCGCGCTCGTCCATGACCTCCAAGATCTTGGCGGTGACAGGGATCATGGTCTCGTTGATCAAGCGGCCAAAGGCAGAGCCAAGGTTCTGGGCCAGCTCCTTCATGCGCTCGACAATCTCGGTGGCTGACCGGGCAGACATGTTGTCTGGCGGCAGCGACTCGTCCAACAGGATGCGCTTGACGTTTGAGCGTAGGTCGTTGATCACCAACTGGCTGACGTTAAAGTCGCCAGAGCGGGGCAGCGGCAGCAAGGCTGGGCCTTGTGACCCGCCATTGCGTGCGACTGGGATGATTGCACCCGGCACGATCTTGACCGTGTTGGGGTTGAGCACACCATCGTCTGCGGCGGTGTAGACACCAGCCACGGCCAGCGATGCGTTCTTGAGCAGCAGCTCGATGGTCTTGTTCAGCGTCTTGATGTCGGGCAGGGCGGTCATCAATGGGCCACGGCCATAGATCTCACCAGCCACCTTCATGTAGCGGCTGATCACCCATGGGCTCATCTTGCGGCGGCGGTAGACCAGCTCTGCCTTGGATACCTTGTCAATAACGTGGTAGCAGTAGTCGCCACGCTTGTGGTCATAGATGGTGGCTTCTAGCAACTCGATGTCATCTGTCGGCTTGTTCTCAATGCGCCGGGCCATGTCGTCAGGGATCTCGGCATCTGGCCACTGGCGCTGGATACTCTCACCCTTCATGCGCATGCGGCGGTAGACGTTGTCCACTTGGCCGTTTGCGCCTTCCTCGTAGCTCACCAAGAACAACGGCACAGGGATGAAGTTGAGAGGCTGCACATCGTCACCCGGCTGCACCATCATGCAGGCAGTGCCGACCGCCAGATCCAGCAAGAACTCGCCCATGGCGATGTCGAAGTTGGACTGGTTCAGCATGGTGAACATCTTGTCTTGGTAGACCTCGAGCACGGCCTGCGCCTGCTGTCTGCGCTCCATTGGGATGTCAGAGCCAGCCTCCAGCTTGGCCCACTTGCGCTGTGGCGGGAACACCACAGACTGCAAGCGGTTGGCAAAGCGCTGGGTTGAGTTGATGGCCGTCGAATCAAAGACGCGCTGCATCTTCTTGGAGCCAGTCGCGCCACCTTCCCACACGCCGTAGAGCTGGCGCTGGGGCAAGGCGAATTCGTAGGCATCTTGATAGAGCTGCTGGAATTCATCCTTCTTGGACTGCGCGGCCACCTGTCGTTTAAGGATCTGCTCTGGTGTCAGTCGCATGCCACCGGGTGTGTTCTTGTCGTATTCCATGATCACTTTTTCTCTCTGGCCGCAGCCATGTTGTCAACCAAATTTGGGTATGGCCTTCCAGCTTTTGCAGCACGGCGCATGGCGTTGCGCTTTTCGGCTGATGACAGCTCTTTCGGTTTGTCTAGATTTTTTGGTCTTGGTTTGTCCCACACTTCTTTCATGATCTATTCCTTATTCGTACCACTCAAGATGCAAAGATGCGGCATGTGCGGTCCCATTCACGTTTGTCAGACGAAACAAATAATTTGTCAATGGCTTCAATACATACTCAAGCGAACCGGCAGTTCCACCACCAGATTTCTTACCAGAACCTCCGGGAATAATCTGTGCATCAATCTCTGTACCAACTGATGTAACTGTTGGGTTGATCACCATTGCTACTTGGCTGACATTGCTGACGGCGTAGTTGCGGTTGCGGTTGATTGGCGTGAATGCTGTGCCGCCAGTGGTAGATGTGCCTTCATAGATGTACAGCTCTGCGTCCCCAAGACACATTGCGTCCACAGTCAAATGTGGAAACACGCCAGATGGTGAAGCCAACACAATGTTGATGCTTGCACTGTCTGCCAATGGAGCAGAGTCTGGCGCCAACTTGTATGCAAAATAACCACGGCCATCGTGGTTGCGCTGGTGATTGACATCAACCATGATCACAGGCGCATCAGCGCCAGCAATTACTTGCTCACCAGCGTTGTTCTTGTGTGTCAGTACAACGTGCCTTGCACTGGTTGTATCTGATTCGCGTGTGACTGTAATGACGGCCATTACTTAGCCTTTTGCTTCATGCCAGCTTCAGACATAGCTATGGCCACAGCCTGCTTTTGGTTAGTTACCTTGTCGCCGCTGGAGCTTTTCAGCTTGCCAGCCTTGTACTCGCGCATGACCTTGGCAACTTTGTCTTTCATCTTGCTTGATTTATCGTCATAGTGTCCGGGCATTATTCAGCTCCTCTTAACATTGGTCTGACCATCTTGCGAGACACAGCACCCAGCTTGGCAGCCCGGCGCTCACCGATCTCACGCTTGAGCGTGCTCTCTGCCTCGGTCTTCTTGGCCACAAACTGGGAAGAGTCAAACTCTCCAATATCTGGAAGCTGTGGCTGCTCCTCAGTAAACTTTTCTGGAGCAGTTGGCGCGACTGGTTTGGTTAATGTATTAATTGGC